CTTGCCGATGATGGAAATCAGCGGAACGAAGATCGCCGCACGGGCCGTGTTGATCGTGGAGAAGAACTCCCCGATCTTTCCGTTGGTGGTGAGCCAGTCCTGGATGCGAACGATGAAGTCGCCGACTGCCGCGGTCAGAGCGAGGAAACCCCCGGCGCCATTCTGCGCGATGCCGAAGAGGTTAAAGAGCGTCGTGACTACCGAGGAGATAATGGTGTGCCCGACATTGAAGATTGCGAACACACCAGCGAAGGTTCGCTTGAGGCGGTCCATGTTCTCGGGTCCCATTTTGAGCCCAGCGGCGAAGTCTCGGAAGTTCTCCGTGATCTCGGCCAGCCTCTTGCCGGTCATCGGCGGGAAGATCTGGTTGAAGGCGTCCTTGAGAGGCGTGAGGACCGACAGAAGCGCAGACCAGCTGTTCTTCAGCCCATCGATGAGCGCGTTTCGGCCTCCGGCCTCCTTCCACTCGGACAGCATCTTGTTCCTGGCGTCCTGCATATTGCCGAGGAAGGTACCGACGTAGTTGGTCAGCCCGGTGAAGAGGGCCTTCGACTCCTCGAGGTTGCCGAGGACGATCTCGAAGGTATCTGTCCACCCAGTGCCGACTCCGGCCTTGAGGGTGTCCATCATCATCGGCAGGGACTTGACGTCCTGGGCCGCTGCGAGGGCCTTGCGACCGATCTCGGTGAGCGGATTGCCAAAGTCCTCGAGGGTCTTCAGGAGGACCTGGGACGTTGCCCAACCCTCCGAGAGCTTCTCGTTGAACAGGGCTGCGGCAGTGCTGGCCGTTCCGGCCTTGGACCCGGCGATGTGGTAAGCATCCCCGCCGACCTTCTTGAGGGTTCCGGCGGCGACGGCCGTCTCGATCAGGTAGTCCTTCCACTGCTTGGTGGCAACGTTGGCGAGGTTGAGCGACTTGTAGTCGGTCGTCGTCAGGAAGCCACCCGCGAGGGACTGGGACAGGTTGTACATGGCGATCGATGCGGCGCCCGCGCCCTGACCGGCGAGTGCGGTCATGTTGGCAATACCCTTGATGGCCGGGACGGCACTCTCGAGGGAGATGCCTGCGTTCACGAACTTCGCCAGAGCCCCAGTCATGTCACTGAGGTTGTAGATGGTTTGGTCGGCGTACGTGTCTAGCTGCTTGAAGTACTTGTTCACGACCTCCATGCTTCTGCCCGTCGAGTTCATGACGGTCTGGACCGAGGTCAGCTTCTCATTGTAGTCAGAGAATCCGTTTCCGATCGGTCCCACAGTCAGTGACTTCACAAGTGTCAAGCCAGCATTGACCGCCTTGTTGGCGATCGTTGCCAGTGCTGTCACACCAATCACCGACAGAGCGGAGAAGCGCGATGCCAGGTTGTCGACATCCTTCGGTGCAGAGTCCGGGATGAGGTTCTTGGCCGCCGCAGCGACACCAACGAGGCCCTTGGCCGCGTCAGTCAGCCTGAGCTTGCTCGTGAGCTCGCCGAGGGTGCTAAGCGAACGCTTAGCGTTGGACTCGAAGTCCTTGTTGTTCAGCTTCATCTCGACGACGCGCTCTTCAATACTCTTGCTCATGCTGATGTCACCGCCTTCCAGGCCTTGTCTGCGATCTGGTCAAAGATCGGCTTGAGTGCAGGGTTGATGTAGTCCTTACCTTCGACCCAGCCACCAGTACCGGTGCCGTGGCCGTACTGAAGCATCACTGCCACAGGGAATCCGTTCTCGATGTTGGAGTTCGACCACGCGATCGTCCAGCCACTGCGGGTCTGGATAACTTCGCAGTACCAGGACTCTGCGGCGATGCCGGAGGCCCGTGGAGTTGCAGCGGAGAGAGCTCTCACACCAGCTTGTCCACAGGACTCCAGCACCGCACGGACGTTCTGCTTTGGAGCATTCCTTAGAAATGACTCCGTCTTGTTGAAGGAGCCGCGGGAGGTGAAGCTAACGTCCACGTTTTGGCTCCTTTCGGGGTTACTGGAGGCCGGTCAGCTTGCGAGCGATGGTCGGCATGTTTCACCTAGTTCAGGCTGTAGGAAATCGCAGAAAGCTCCAGGGTTGTGGTCCCTGAAGTATATGGTGTCTTGAAGTGTGCCATACCTCTCCGCAGGCTCGCCTCGGCTCCCTGTCCCCGCCGTGCCCGGACATGACAAAAGCGCCCCCGACTCCACATGGGAGCCGGGGGTGCTGTCGTGCCGGGGCGGGGTCAGGCGGTGTCGTCCCCGACGTCAGCCGACGACAGGTCGCCGGTCCGTCGACGAATTAGTGGTTACGCCTTTGCGCTTACCCCACTTCATACCTTTAACGCCGAAATGTTGCAGAACGGCTTCTTCTGTAGTTAGCATTTCACCTCCATTAAGCTAGTTGATAGATGCCTGAACTTCCGGCATAGGAAAGCCCAATCGCATTATTCGATGAAGTTCCTGTTGAGTGATAGATAAGCATCGCTAGGAATACACTGGACGTGGGAAGATCCGTTGTAATTACTCCCGTGATGATATCTGGAGCGCCGAAGGCAAATCTTGTAGCACGCCACCTAACAGTCCCCTCCGATGGGTTCGAGGACAGTTCCAATTTGTACAGAGAGGCCGTGTCAACCGTTGGGCGCGCCCAACCAGTATCGACCTTTGTCGCTGTTCCAGAGTCATCATTGTGCATGATTTGAATGTTCGCATCAGCAGAGTCGTACCCAAAACCGATAATCGACAGAAGCGATGAAGGATTCACATCTGTTGGCGGCGCAGCACTTCCTCGCACACCCATAAAAAAACGAGATGTCGCAATCGTTGTTCCAGTGTCTGGGCCAGCCGTCATTTCGATTTTAAACCCGCCACTACCGTCGGTATCAACGGGGCCTATTCCAACAACCGCATGTCTAATCGATGCAATTGCATTTGCTGCGGGACTGGTTATCCTATATCTGGTATGCACGTATTTCTGCAGCACAGGAGACATGGCCAGTGCACCACCAGCTGTGGCTGTGCCAAGCAGCGACACAGCAGTGCCATAACCCGATGGCGCGCTCATGTTTGGAATTGGGTTATACGCCCAGTGTTTTGAATCCATTCGGAAGGGGTCAGCACCGCCTAACGCTGCGATCTCAGCTCGTACAGCGTTAAATTCTTCCGCCACTCTTGTGGCAAGTAATGATACTCGGCTAGCCAACGTCATGACTAGACCAATCCGGCGTTAAACACCGCAACATAATTCGTATCAACCGGGCCAACACTTGCGGAGTAGTCGATAAACGCTTGGAGAGCAACCGCCTGGATGTTGGTTCGCGCGTTAAGTTGCTGAGTTGCGTTTAGTCCTTGCGTATCAACATCGACCCGAACTCGATTGCCCAAAGCCGTTGTCATTGTAGTTGCAAAGTTTGGATCTGAACCGAGCGCTAGGGCCAACTCATTCAGGGTATCCAAGGCGGTGCCGGCACCGCCAACTAGCGTGTTAACCGCCGTTGAAATTTCGCCATTTGTTTTCGAGCTCGACCAAACAGAATCAAGAGCGGTTGTTGCGTCGTTAATCGCGACGACATCGCCGAAATTTGCATCGATTTCATTGATTGCCGCGACCAAATTCGACTTGGCGGTCGTAGTAAGTGCTGACAAATCAGCAGCGTTTCCGTTAATCATCGTACGAAGGGTTTTAACCTCGGTGGCAATACGAGTTGCCAAGTTACTAACGTTTGTAGAAAGACTCATTAGACTAATCCATTCTCGAAAAGTAGTGTTAAACTGGCAATATCGTCATACGTGGGCTTGCCGGTCAGGTCCGCGTATGCGCCCGTGGTGGCGACGGTGGCGAGGTCGGCAGGCTGGGTGGCGCTGTCTGCGAGGATGCCCTGCGCGGCGGTGGCGAAGTCGCCCACGTCGGCAGCGGCAGCCGTGCCTGCGTCGGTGACGTCGGACAGGGGGTGCGTGTGCGCCGGTGCCGCGAACGAGCCACGGGTGCCGTCGGCCAAGGCGTACAGCCCGTGGTCATCATCCCCGAGTCCGGTGAGTGCTCCGTGGTCGGTGACTCCGCTGCCTGCCTCGAGGATGGTGAGTCGCCCGTTGAGCTCGGCATACTCCGAGGGGGTGAGGACTGGCCCACCGGGGGGCATGGCCGTGGTCAGGTCGAGCGGGGCGGCCTCGGTGTGCCCGGTCGTGACCTCGATGTCGTGGGACGGGATCGTGGCCCGCGGGTGGGAGTAGGTGACCTTGTAGGTGCCGGTGACGAGCCAGACGCCGCGTGCTGCCTGCCTGTCGATGAGGTAGCCGTTCTCGTCAACCCCGCACGGGATGGGCTGCTTGACGACGGTCGCCGGAGTCGGGGAGGCGACCTTGAGGATGGTGTTGGCGGGGGTGAGCGTGACGGTCATGCCGTCAGCGGGCACCGGGTCCGGCATCCGGCCCGCGTCGGAGCGGTCACCGATGGCGAGGATGATGCGACCGTCGACGTACCCGTAGGTGAGGTCCGGGGGTGGGGTGACGTTGGTTGGCGTCTCGGTCACGGATGCTCCTTTCTAGAGCGACTGAAGTCTGTATGTGTCTCCACTGATCATCACGGCCGACGGCCAAGTGATCTCGAAGGTTCCGTCAGGGTTGACAGTGATCGCATCGTCAGGTCCGATGGCCGTCTACGTCCCATCACCGTTGTCGATGACACGGAAGTGGGAATTGGCCTCGAATATGTCGAAGACCTCGAGCGGAGACGGCAACCTGGCTTCAGCTTCATCACCTCCGTACAGGACCTTCTCAAACGCTGCGATCGTCTCGGGATATGCCACTTCGGTGTCGATGATGAAGTGGGACACGATCATCCCATCTGGTCCGAGCTCGCCACGAGTCGTGAGAAGCCATTGGAATGGATAGGTTTCGTCGTAGACGTAGTTGCTGCCCGCGGGGGAGGCAATCGCGTTGTAGACGAGGTGGATCTTGTAGCCTTCTCGGCTCTGCGTACGATATGACAGCCCGAAGTGGGTTCGTCGAATCGGCTCAACGAGACCGGGACTGAAGCTTGTGGGGTAGGTGAACGCCGAAACAGTTGCCGAGAACTCGCCGAGACGGCGTCGATTTCCGATTCGCTTCCCGTCGAGGTAGCGAGGCCGATCATCTGCCTCGGAAGGAGACTCTTCCACTGACACAAGGCCGTTCCAAACCTGTCCGGGACCGTTGAGAGGGTAGAACACCCCGCGGTCGACGCCAGCCTCGTAGTCGCGGGCAGCGATGTCGTCCCAAATGAGCTTGGACATGTGAAAGAGCCTCCTTCCTGAGGGCTAGTTCCAGTCGTGCATGGACGACGTGGAGAGATTTGCCAGCCAACTACGGGCTGTTACTCTGGAACATCGTCACAAGCTCGGAGACCAACGGCATGCGAGCCGAGTTGATCTCAGTCCCGTAGAGGATGTCCTCAACGGCAGCCAGAAGGCCGCGCGGGGTTTCACGGGAGTCGATGACGAAGTGCGAGGTCGCCTTGTAGTTGGAGAGGGACGGCGGAAGCGTCGTGATCGCCCAGCTAAGCCGGGAAGCCTCCGTCGAGTCTTTGATTGAGCCATTCGTCCGCTGCGCCGGGCCAGCCAGCGCGTTGTAGACTAGGTGGATCTTGTAGCCGAACTCAGCCCCCTCGATGGGGTTTCCGATTAGAGTTCGGTAGCTGAAGTTGAAGGCCTGGCGAGGCTGCTGCGTCGCGATCAGGCCGTTCTGGATCGAGCGACTCCCGTCACAAGGTCCGAACTCCTTCGGGGCCGCGAAAGCCTCGATGGTTGCCTCGAACTCCTCGGAGGAGGCGATGTTGCGGAATTTGCGTCCGTCGATGTAGGCCGGCTTGGGGTCGCCGCCAATGGGAGTTTCGTTGACGGATGTGAGGCCGTTCCACGGAACGCCGATCCCGTCACCGGTGTAGAGGACGCCGTGGTCGACGCCGGTCTCGAAGAAGCGCTCAGCAACAACGCCCCAGTTCAGTCGTGCCATTCCGTGTCACCTCCTATCCGTTTGAGCCGTACTGTGCACGGCGCTGTTCATTGATCTCACGATGCCTTTGGGCGAGCTCGCGGCGGCTCATCTTCTTGGGTGGCTGGTTCTTGGCGTTGCAGACCTTGACCAGGGTCAAGAACCGGTTGAGGTGCCAGTGTTGGGCCTCCCACGGGATCTGCAAAGCGACCATCCAGTAGTACATGAGCTCGTTGGTGATGATCTCCCGGTTTGGAGGGCTGTTCTTCTCCTCCGAGAACCAGGTTGCGGTCATCTTGGCCGCGATGTAGTCGTTGATGTCCTCGAGGTTCTTCTTGGTGATCTTGGACCAGACCTCGTTGGGGACTTCCGGGGTCATAGCCATGCACTTGATGTAGTACGCCGTCTCTTCCGCGTTCTTGTCGTCGGAAGTGAGGAACGGCTTCTCGTACTTCATCTCCCATTTTGAAAGGGAGGCCAGAGAGTGCTCCAGTTCCAGCTGGAATAACTCAGTCTCGACAAACTTCTGTGTCGAGTTGTCGAAACCTTCGACAAGTGGAACGTTGATTACTAGCACTCTCCGGCCTCCTTTCGGTTGTTGACCTCAGTCAGTTGACTGGGATCAGGGGACGTCGGTGAACATCGCGATGACGTCCTCCGGCAGCGGCAGCTCCGGATCCGTGGCGGCGTCGCCGTAGAGCAGGAGCTCGAGAGCCGCGAGATCGGCCGGCGCGACCGCGGTGGAGTCGATGACCATCAAGGCGGTCGGCTTGAAGCCGGGGACCGCGACGGGGGTCGTCGAGAACTCCCACGAGAGCGTCGTCGCCTCGGGGGAGTCGTTCACCGTGGAGTAGGCCTTCTCGGACGGCGCGGCCTGCGCACCCCACACGAGGTGGAGCTTGTAGCCCTTGTCGCTATCGAGGTCCGTCCCGATCTTGGTGCGGTAGGCGAGCCCGAACGGCTTCCGGGTCTGCTGACCCAGGTAGACGCCCTTCTTCGGGGCCGCCGTGCCGTCGTGCTGACCGAACTCCAGCGGGGACATGAAGGCCTCGATGGTACCGCCGAAATCCTCAGCACTGATGAGGTTCACGTACGCGATGTTGTCCGCGTACTGCTTGCTGGACTCGGCGCCCGAGGGGGACTCCGTGACCGACACGAGGCCGTTCCACGGAACACCCGAGTTGTAGGCGCCGGTGTTGTCCGGCGTGTAGAGGACGCCGTGGTCGACGCCGGTCTCGTACCGACGCTCCCCGGCCTTGTCCCAGACGATCTTGGTCATGCGGTGACTTCCTTTCTAGAAGTACAGGTTGAACACGTCGTGGTTGAGGTTGTCTGCTGCGTACCAACGCTCATGCGCTGACAGTGGAAGACTTGCGATCTTGAAGATCTTGTCCGAGTCCGGATCCCGATCGATCAAGGTCACGGTGTACCGCTGTGTATAGCGGTAGAGCTGGTTGTCTGCGAACTTCGCATCTGCCCGGTCACGCTCATAGCGGATGCAGGGATACTGCATCACGAGGTTCGCCGGCGGCTGGAAGTAGACATTCTCGTTTCCCAGAATGCCAACAAGGATCTCATGGAGCTGGAGTCGCCTCTGCTCGAGGTCCATTGTATACACCTCCCAACCGCAGGAGCAGGCGAGGACGCTGAACATCGACCGAAGTCACAGTCCAGAACGCCCCCGCCCACTCAACGAACCGAATGGCAAAGATGTGCTCGTTCGCATAGGCATCAGCCAGGATGCTCAGTGAAGTATTCGTCGAGATGTCGTCGTTGACCTTCTCCACCTCATCGAGCCGACGTGAGGGTCGGACCTCGTCACCATAGTACTTGTACTCGGTGATGACGTCTTGCCAAACGCCGGGCTTCACTTGAACTGTCTCGGCATAGCCAACGATCCCGAAGAACTTTGCCATGACGGTCAGACCTCAGCCGGCACCCGTCACGGGGTGTGGGTGAAGGTCCAGTCCCGCGTGGTGTTGGCCGGGAAGTAGTAGCCCTCGTCGGGCGCCGCGGCGACCTCGGTGGTCTCGGTGATCACGTGGTCACCGGGAGCCCAGGTCACGCCGTTGCCCTCCCAGACGACGCCGGCGGTCGCCGGGATCGTCACCGTGTTGGTCGCACCGTTGAAGCTGGGAGCGGCCGGGGTCACCAAGGTGCCCGTGGCGCGCTTGACGACGATGGCCGACAGCGGCTTGTTGAGCCCACCGGACAGGCGGGTCTCCTGGAGGTACTTGTGCTGGTTGAAGTCGATGTCGAAGTCCTCGAAGGAGGTCAGCTCACCGCCCTTGTTGGTGCCGATGGAGTAGTCCACCAGGTTGACCATGATGGCCACCAGGTCCTCGTACTCCGAGAAGACGTCGACCACGACGATCTTCGAGACGCGGAGCTTGTCGGCGACCGACTGCTCGTTCTCGTAGAGCGGGCGACCGAACTTGTCCTCCTCGAGGAGGATGTCCGTGAGCATGGCGTCGTCGATGAAGAGCGTCGGCTTGCCGGAACCGCGGTACTTGGACCGGGCGCGCACGAGCTCCTTGACCATGTCCTTCGGCGAGGTGTTCGGAGCCAGAGGCGCCGGGATCGCGTAGAAGGGGTCGTCGTGGAGGATCGAGCGGATGCCGTCGCCGGAGAGCGCACCCTCGGGGTCCTTGATCCGGTCTTCGCTCAGGTCCGAGCGGCCGTCGCCGACGAGGATCGCGCGAGCGAGCTCCTCCTCGAGCATGAGACGGATCTCGACCTTGAGCCAGGCGACGATGTCGATGTCGTTGCCGATGTCGAGGACGTCGTCACGGTCCAGCTTCTGCTTCTTGTAGATGGTGGCGGGGCCGGTGCTCCGACGGAGCAGCTTGATGACCTCCTCCTTCTTCTTGTTGCCCTTCATGTAGCCCTTGGCACGCGCCTCGTCGGCGGTGATGTCGGCCACGAGCGTCCGCACCTTGGCGAACGGCAGCTTCTTCACGTTGTCGAGGACGTCCTTGACCCACTCCTGACGACGGGAGTAGATCTGGAGGCCGGCCGAGTCCAGCTTGGCCTCGGGGAAGAGGAACTCGATGTCCGCGATGCCGTAGTCGACCGTCTGGCCGGCCGCGTTCGTCGCGTGGGCGAGGTACTCCTCCTTCAGGTTGCCGTGCTGGAGGGCCTCGTTGAGGGCCTCCTTGAAGCTGCCGCGCTTCTTGGCGTCAGCCATGATGTCGGCGAAGTCGCTGTGCGACAGGGTCTTGGTGTCGCCCCCGCCGGCTGCGGCCTGGTCGAAGAGGTTCTTCGTCATGCTGGTGGTTCCTTCCTGGTGGGTGAGGTCGCCCTCGTCGGTGTTGCTGTCGTCGGACCGGGCGTCCTCGGACTCGGTGTCGGCGGAGTGCTGAGCGGCGGTGTCCTTACCGTCGCCGAGCTCCTTGGCCTGCTCCTCGAGCGCCTTCTCGAGCACGTAGTTCATCGCGTGCTTCTGCTTCTCGCTCATGGAGTCGAGGATGTCCCCGAGGGGCTCCTCCGTCTCGGCATCGGCCGAAGCCGTGTCCGCGTGCTCGACGGTCTCGTCGTCCGTCTGGAGGTCGTCGTGCTGGAGCTCGAGGCCGGTGTAGATGATGGCCTCGTCGTCCAGGGTCTCGATGAAGTCGTCCGAGTGAGCGATACGGACCTGGTCGATGAGAGCGCCGGGATTGGCACCGCTCAGGACCAGGCTCAGCTCACGGATGACGCCGTGGAAGACCTGCTTGGACTTCTCCTTCAGCCCGTTCGCGTAGATCGAGAGCGAGACGACGTCTCCGTGCTCGACCAGCGCCTTGGCGTGCTTGGCCTCGGGGGTGTCGTTGAAGTAGGCGTGTGCGTACACACCGTCCTCACGCTCCTCGAGAACCGCGTGACCCAGAACGTTCTTGGGGTCGTCGTGGGAGTGCTGCCAGACGAGGGGGACGGTCTTCTTGTCCTGGTGCGCGAACGCACCCCTCATGATCGTTCGACCGTCGGAGCACTTGAGTCCCACCTTGGTTGCGTACCCGCTGAAGTCAGCGTGCTCAGCTCCCATTTTGAGGGTCTCCTTCCTGTTTGCGTTGATCTCCTGAAGATACCGGCTCCGACGGACCCGGCGGGTTGGTGTTGATGTTGCTGTTGTTGAGCTTGTCAGCCTTCGGATCTGTCGATGGCTTGAAACCGAAGAACGATCGGAGTTCGTTCGCCGAAGCGATCTCGTTCCGACTGAGCTGGTTACTGATCTCGCCCAGCTTCTCCAGAGGCACCCGCTTGAACGGATCACGGAAGTAATCGATCGTCTGGTTCTGCGTCCTTGCCGTCTTGGTCAAGAACTTCCTCCGGAACTCCTCCACGAAAGCGTCGAGAAGGGGTTCGATGGTCCGGCTGTAGTAGTTCAGCATGGCGGCTTCATCCGCCGTGCCGTTCATGATCTCCACAGTCAGGCCGATCTCACCGTAAAGCATGTTGGTGAGGTACTCGACGGTCTTGAGGAGGTTGTTCTCAGCCGGTCGGTTCAGCTGGGTGATCTTCTCGGTTCCATCCGTGTAGGCGATGCCGTACTGGCTGCCCTTCAGCTGAAACTCGATGTCCTTGCGACGCTGCTCGGCTTCGTTCCGCCGAGTCTGGTTCTTGATGACGTAAGGGAGCTGGACGATGAGGTCCAACTTTCCTGAGCTCGCCTGCTCATCGACAACATCAAGGAGGTTGAGCTTCCGGATGAGTCGCTGAAGGGTCGAGTTGCGCTCGTTCATGATCGCGTAGAGAGGGTTCTCAATGATCGCGACGTTTCGCTTCTCGAGCCAGATCTGGACGTGCTTGCCCGTCTTGTCGTTGTAGAGATCCACCTTGACGTGACGTGGACGCCAGTCGACGATCTCACCAACTCGCAGGTCGAGGATGTCATAGCCGCCGGTCTGGTTTGGGTTCAGCGATGTCTCGACAGGAACGACCGCGACGACGCCCTTGTCGAAGAGCTTCGTCACCATGTCCTGTCGGAACATTCGACCGGCTTGGTCGATGTTGGCTCCGACCGTCAAGCACTCATTCAGTCCGGAATTGATCGTCTCCTTGTACCGACCGTTGTCGTCCAGCCGAACGTGTCGGATGAGGACGCCGGAGAAGTCGACGCTCACCTTCGTGTAGATCGACGTGATGATGGAGCGCTCGTTTGAGAACCGAGTTCGAACACGGTCTGGACGAGCTCCAAAGGACGAAGATCCGCCGAAGCCACCGAGTGTCGACAGAGGATTCTGCGACTGCTCGGAGTCATTGAAGGCATTCCATGCATGCGCGATGCGCTCGACGGTCTGGCTAAGCCTACCCATTACTCACCTCCTTTCCTTCGTTGAGTGCGGTCATTCGAACATCTCCTTGTTTGCCTTGTAGGCGATGTATGCGTCCATCATGGCCGCGACGTTGTCGATCTTCTCGTCCTGGCGCTTCTTATACAGCTTCCGGTTGCCGTTGGTGTCCTCCAGGGTGATGGCGTTACCCATCGTGAAGGACATCAACTCCTGATCAAATAGCAGCTTCCGGTGCTCAGCCAGGATCTTCAGCTCGCCCAGAGGAACGGACTCAGACTTCGCTCCCTGGATCACCTTTTCGACCCCAAACCCGCCATTCTCGGCGGTCCATCGCTCCACGAATTCCTTGGCGTTGTACGGGTCATACCCGAACGCTCGGACGTCGTACTCGTTCTCGAGAATGAAGCGATCCAAATCGTCGTACACCTGCATCATGTCCAGGACCGTACCGTCCATGACACGAAGACTGTCTTCCTTGAGGAACTCGTCGTACTTCTGCCGGAGAGCCCCAGGCAGCTTCATGAGGGTGAGCTCAGTGATATAGCTGCGCGTCTTGATGCCGAAACGGTCGTTCCTCAGCGGGAACATGAACGTAAAGGCACAGAAGTCATCGCCCTGGGAGAGGTCAGCGCCCATGGAACAGGGCAACTGCCAGAATTTCTGCGGACGGTGAGGGATGGTCTCCTCGTAGGTGAAGTAGTACGTGTATCCCTCCATAGGGATCCCGAAACGCTTCGCGAGGATGTCGTTTCGAGCGGCAGGCGCCTTCTCAGCGCGTTCGACCTCGAGGTGGTACGTCTCGTAGGTCACCGTCTTGCCGAGGTTGGGCTGCGCCTTGACCCACATTGCGGGGTCGGCAACCTCATCGATCTCGTCGAGCTTGTAATGCCAGATCGAGACGTGGGGCGCGGAGTACTCGCCCTTCAGGATGGACATGAGCTCCATCTTGATCGTGTCACCAGCGCCGGCTCGGACCGTTCCCTCCGAAGAGACAGAAACGATCAGGTAGTCGTCGATCTTCGACGCACCCTGCTCGATGGCACCGATGACATCCTCACGCAGATCACCAGAGAGCCACTCGTCCACCGTCGCCATCTTGGTCCGGAGACCCTGAAGCTTGTTGATGGACATGGGGCGGATCTCGAGGAGGGACCCAGTGAGGAAGTTCTCCACACCCTTCTTCGTTGGCACCAGCTTCTGGCGAAGCGCCCGAGAGCCGGTCGTGTTCTGGAGCGATCCTTCGGTCAGGAACTTGAAGAGAGGACCACGAGCGCGCGTGATCGCCGTCCTGATCGGGGACATGACCTCCTCTGCCTGCTTCATCGTCGGCGCAGTCGTAATCTGATGCGTCGTCGAGGTGTCGACATTGAGGAAGTAGCTCTGGAGGCACGACTCGTAGAGCGACTTGGCCGCGCCACGAGCAACGATGAGATACTGCTTGTTGGTCAGTCGCTTCTTGACCGTCTTGGTGACGTAGCGACCGCCGTGGTTGTCGGGACTCGGCTCGTAGACCTGACGTTCGACGAAGTAGTACCAGCAGAGGATCTGCTCAGCCCAGAGTTTGAAGCTGGGGAGCAGGTGCAGGTCGCTACCGTCGGTCAGAGTCAGCTCGTTCTCGCAATATAGGATGAATCCCTCGAGCGGAGCCGGGTCGTAGTAGATGTGGGGGTTGGCGATGAGCGCATCGATGCGGTTCATCTCCATGGAGATCTCCCGGCAGACCGGAATGTCTCCTCTGAGGACTGCGTCACGGAATAGGCCGTAGTAGTACGGCGTGGCCGTGTTGGAAAGCTCGCTCATCGCCAACCTCCTTTCATCTGGTGTAGTAGATCAGCTGCCGATCGACTTGACGGCGACCTTGGCGGCGGCCTTGGCGGCGGCCTTCGAGGACCCACGCTTCTTCAGCGTGTCGATGATGAACTCGACACCCTGCTGGGTCTTGGGCTTCTTCCCATTCATCAGCGTTGCCTTCTCGTCCTTGAGGAACTTCTCGAGGAACTTTCGAGAAGGGCTCTTGGCTGCCTCGAGCTCCGCGGCTCGGATCTTGGCGTAGTCGTTCTCCAGCCGGACACGCTCGATGAGCGCCTTCAGCTGGGTGTTGGAGAGGGTGCTCGGGCTGCTGGCACGAGCCTGCTGACGATATGCCGCCGCCTTCTTGGCGTCGTCGTGAGCCGGCTGATTGCTACCGCCTGAGGTCTGGATCTTCCCGCCCGGATGCGACTTGATCGTCACGTCGACGGGATCCTGAGACACCGGAGCCGACGGGGCGCGCTTCTTCCGAACTCCCCATCGCATACCCTTGACGCCGTAGTGCGCCATGTAGTTCTCGTAGTGCGCCAGGTTGTTCTCTGTGTCTTCCATTATACCTCCTTTCAGAGCTCCGGGACCAGAAGGTCTTCGTCTGTGGCGAGTGGAGCCGGATCGGCCAGCACTCGGATGCGCCAGATCTTCTCGTCCAGCTGCTTCTGCATGGAAGCGATAGCGAACGAGGTCTGAGGCGGGTCGAACTCGAGTCGGCAGCTCAAGAACACGAAGCTGCGGACCATGTTGAGACGAGGGTCGCCACCGAGGAGGTGATCCCACGTCTCGGCCCAGCTCGAGATCTCAAAGCCGATGTCGGGTCCGACTCCGACCTGGCCTAGGGTGCCAAGAGCCGAGTTGATCGCGGTGATGACATCGAGATCGAACGCGTCATACCCCTCGCCAAGTCCCAAGATCTTCTTCGTGCTGTCGAGAATGCTGTCTTCGTTCATGGGATCACCTCCTCGGTGACGTTGTGGTCAGCTTAGCGCCGACGGTTGACTTCACGCTGAACGGCTGCCGCGTCGTAGCCGGCGCGGGTGAGTCGCTGAACGCGATCGGGGCCGTTGCCCCACTTGCCAGCCCAGACCTCGTCAGCGATCTGCGAGTTGGACTTGCGATTCGGGTCATCGACCACTCCACGCTTGCCGACACCCTTGTTGACGAGCTGCTGGATGAGCACCGGGTCGTAGCCAGCATTCTTCAGCCTGGCGACACGGTCGGAACCGGTGCCCCACTGGCCCGCCCAGACCTCGGCGGCGATCTGCGAGTTGCTCTTGAGAGCAGCCGGCGGGGGCGGGGGCGGAGGCTGGACAACGGCGACGTTGCCCTGCTTGAAGAAGTTGTACCACTTCACAACCTCGGCGAGCAGCTGGCTGTAGACCGAGTTCATGTACGGACCGGCGCAGACAGTGTTCTTCCAGTGGTGGTGGAAGAGGACGTTGGCCGACGTGGGCTGCGCTCCGATCACCTTGGCGAAGAGCCAGCCGGCGAGGCGTGCTCCCGACATCCAGGTGATCGTTGCGACGGGCCACTGCCCACCGATGCTCGAGTTGGCGAGCTCGATGGAAATGGACCGCTGGTTGCCGTTCTTGTTGCCGGTAGCCCAGGCGTACTCGTTGGGCTTGACGAACTGAGCGACAGTGCCCTGGCCGTCGACGTTGAAGTGGGCCGACGCGGGACGCGTCTTCCACACGTTGAGGACACCCTCGTGAGAGAGGCGTCCGGCGTTGTGGTGGAACGTGACCGAGTCCTTGCAGTAGGCCGTGTGGGTGACGTGACCCGTGGCCGACAGCTCGTCGATCAGGTTCTTGACCGGCTGGTCGTAATTGATCGTGGCGGTCACTTGTCGTCCTCCACATCGTCCGTGGCGTAGCCGGCGAAGTCGGACTCGGGGAGTTCGGACTCGTCGTTCTCGAGACCGGACCCGTCCTGGGTCTCACGCTCAAGCGCAGCGGGCACGTCCTCGTCGTCGTTGGCGTCGGCCTCGTTGGGCACGTCGATGGGCGGGGAGGCAAGCGTCTCGTCCGGGGTGACGTCGACCGGAGTCGTCGCTTCCTCGGCCCGCTCAGTGTTCTGGTTCTCTTCCATTCTGCTTTCCTTTCTGGTCACCACAATTTGGTGTCACCCGCACGACGAGGAACGAACTGCCGAGGCAGCAAGCTTTCGTCACCGTAGTGAATCGCGTTGTGGGTTGGGAGTGAGGTTGTGATAAGGAACTCGGGATCAAGGATGCCCCCGTTGTGATGAATCAGATCCATCGTCTGCATCGGATTCATGTGGTGGATGGTTGGTCGACTGTGAATGGGGAACTCTTCGTCCGCCAAGTCGCAGCCAAGGTCTCGAGCAATGACGAAGTCGCGGACTCGCCGCCACTCAGTCGATCGGTAGAACGCTTGGTTCATCCATCGGTCGGAACCAAAGGTTCGATCACCGACGATGCCCTGAAGTCGGAGGTAGTCATACCGCTCTTCGAGAGTCGGCAGAGTGACCAGCTCCGAGTAGGTTCTAATGGTCGAAGTCCTCCCCACCTTCCGGCTGAGGGAGACCTTGGTAACCACGCATCGCGTCGATGGCGTGCTGCACAAGCATCTCCATGCGGTCGCCTTGGGCCATCACCTTCTTCTTCGCCTCCATCAGCTCGACGTCCATTGCAAGACGCTGCTTCTCGAGGTACTCGCGGGTCGAACCCGCGCGAAGGTAGTGGCTGATCACCTGGGCGGAGGCTGTACCGTCGATCAGCTGCCTCTCGGCGAGGTCGACGGCAAGGTTGACGAGCTGGTTCTCTCTTGCCTCTGGAGTTGAAGCGACTCTTCGAGAGATTGGCTCAGAGTTGGAAGGAGTTACTCTTCGAGCAGCCATGCTATCAGCTCCTTTCGGAAGAGTTCTTTGTCGGTTTTGGTTAGGTATTCCACCAAGAAACTGGCTCGTAAAATACGAGCGCAGGTGCGGAAGACTTGTAGGTCTGCTGCTTGGGAGTGAACTGGATCTTACCGGTGCAAGGAGCAGCGTCCGGGAGAGTGTCGGAATCGGTCCCATCCCGAACAATTCGGATGACCTCAGCGTGTGTGGGCTCGGGGAGGGGCGTGGTCACCGGGCTCACCGGGTGACCACAAACGCGTCGGCGTAAGCCCGGTTGCCCGCGTCGGCCACATACCGCGCGGTCAATGTGGCTTCCGTCGCGGTGAGCTCGAGATGCCCGTAGGCGATGCCGCCCGGCGAGTTGGTGCCGCTTGCCGTGGCGGCCCAGGCGGGCAGCGGGGAGGCGACAGCGCGGGGATTGTGCCCACCGGCACCCACGGTCGCAAAGATCGAGCCGGCGCCAGCGACGAACGCCCCGTCACGGTCGACGACGACAGGAGCGTATGCCGTCCCGGTCAACTGGTGGCTGCGGCTGTAGTTGTGGTCGTGTCCCGAGAGCACGAGATCGACGCGACGCGACAAGAGCAGGTCGGTCAGTGCCGGTGGGCTCGCGCACCCGTGACTCCCGACAGTCAGGCACGGCATGTGCATCGTGACGACGACCCACCGGCCGGCAAGTTTGGCCGCGTCGATCCAGTCCGCGAGTTGCGCGAGTTCGGGGGTCCCGGCCGCGTAGGTCCGGGACGCGGACGGGAGCACGATTCCCGGGCTGACCCCGATGACCCGCATCGGCCCGCGGTCGGCGTACCATGCGCCCTCGGCGTAGGACCCGGACACGCCCCACAGGTCCGGCAAGCACGCCGCGTAGGCCGCGAACGCGCCATCGCCGTTCTGGGCCTCGTGATTGCCGGGGAGGATCTGAGCCCCGCCAGCAACACGGGCCTTGACCCAGGCGCAATACTGCGAC